GTAGAGCTCGACAGAATCTCGTAGTTGGACGGCGCACTGCCGTAGACCTTGTAGATCTTGTCCTCCTTCGTGAACATCGGATAGCCCCGGAAGGGGATGTTCCCATCCACGTTGCCGGCGCTGCCGGTGTCCGTTGCGAAGCTGTCCGTGTCCAGGCCGTCGAAGACGTTGAAGTTGAAGGGATCTCCCAGCTTGCTGACGTAGATGGTCTGGTCGCTGTATCCCCACAGCCGGTTCTCGTTTTCCATCATGCCCTGCAGCTCCGGCATCTTCCGGCGAAACAGCAGGCCCGCGTCCGCCACGGTTCCGTTCGTGAAGCTGTTCTCGTAGAAGCGCATCTCGTGCCCGTCGATCTCCCGCACGATGACGGTGATGTTGTTGGCCGCGATGCTGCAGCCGCTGATGGTGATCGCGTCTCCCTCCCGAAAGATCCCTGACCACTGGATGCTCGCGCTGTAGATGGTGTTGGCCTCCGCCGGCTCGCCGTACAGCGTGCCATCCCGGAAGATGATTTCGTTTGTTACGCCCTCCGTTTCGCCCGGTCCGGTGCTCGCTTCCATGTTCCCGAACACATCGTTCACGACATCGTAATAGAGCATGTCCGGCCCGATGAGGATGTAGCCGCTCATGGCGCAGAAGAACTTCGGGCTGTCGGTCACCTGTCCCTTGACCGTGCCGTCATAGTAGAAGTTCGTCCCGTCTACCCAGCACAGCTTCTCCCAGGCGAACAGGCCGTTTCCCTTGCTGAGGGTCCGGAACAGCCGCCGCTTATGCCGCGTTGCCAGCAGGGGATAGTAGTCGCTGCACAGGTTCTTCATCCGGAAGAGCTCGCCGTCTCCCGCTCCCTCGTTGTGGTTGAGGCCGAGGAACTTGTTCTGCTTTCCCTGCTGGATCCCGTCCGAATAGGATGGTGTGTCGATTGTCATGCTCTCTGTCCTCCTTACGTGATCGGGTTGCCGTTGATCTTGACGGTGCCGCCCACGATGTCCGTTGTCTTCCCACTCTTACCGAAGACCGCGTTCCCGGCGGCGTCTACGTTGATGGCTCCCTTCAGCTGCGCCATCTCGTTGATGAGCGTCTGCACGTCGCTGCCCAGCCCGCTGAGTCCGGATTGCAGAGCCGCAATGTTCGCCGTGTTCGCGTTGACATCCGTCCGCAGGCCGCTCAGATCTTCTGCCGCTCCCGTCTTCCACGTTTCCAGCGTCGCCGTTCGCTCTGCCAGATTGCCGATGTTGCTCTCCGCCGTAGTCATCCTGCCGGTAAGTCCGGTGATGTTTCCCTCGGCGGTTTCCATCCTGCCTTCCAGGCTGGTGATGTTTCCTTCCGCCGAGGTCACTCTGGATGTCAGGCTTGCCAGCCTCTGATTGGTCTGATTCAGCAATGCCGTCAGCGTGACCACCTGATCCACAACGTCCTGCGTGCTGTCCGCTTCCCAGTCTGACAGGGCCTTGGAGTTGAAGTTCGTCGTGTCCAGGTTGTTCAGGGTATAGCGCAGCTGCTCCACCAGCAGGCTGAGATAGTTCATCAGCTCCGGTATCAGTTCCTTGCTGCTCTCTTTGCCGGTCAGCGTTGGGAACTCCGTGTCGATATTCAGAAAATTTCCGGGCATGCTTTTCTCCTCATTGCTCGTGCGGGCAGGGCTTTCACCCCGCCCGCCTCTGTTGTGTTGTTAACCGCCTGTGTTGTCTACAACCTCGTCCATGGTTGGGAACCGTCCCTGCGCCGTGCCCATAATTTTTGTATCGGACAGGTGCTTGCCGCTCTCATTCCAGCCGAACGCGTTGTTAAATTCATTCACCGCTGCCTCGATCATGGCGATCAGCTCGTCCTCCGTGACGGTGATGCCGTAGTTCTCCAGCAGCTCGCTGGCTTTCTCCATGGCCGCTCTCAGCTTCTCCGGGCCGTGGATGTCCCGGTACACCTGCTCCACGAATCGTACCGCCGTCCGGGCGAGGCTCTGCTTCATCTCGGTGTTGATGTACTTGGTGTACAGGCGCTTTGCCGTCAGGCCGAGATAGCCCAGGATGGCCACCAGGATCACGCTCAGCACACTGGTCATGTACCCGCTCATAAAGTTCATGCCTCGTCCTCCTCTTCCTCTTCCACGAGGTCGATCTTGACGATGACGATCACGTCCTCCTCGTCAATCCCGCTCTCCTTCAGCTCGGCCAGCACGTCCAGATAGCTGGACGCGTTGACGATCATCGCGCCGCTCTTGATGGATACCACCAGATACCGCTCGAATCCTTCTTCCATGACTTTCTGTTCTTCCATGATGCTTTCTCCTTTTCATTTGATTTTTTCCAGATCTTCGATCCGGTGATTTGCCACTTTGATCTGCTCCTCGATCACGGGGACCCGCTCGGCAAAGTTGTTGTGCTTCCGAACCTCCCGTGTCAGCTCCACCAGCTTGGTGTCCGTGACGGCCTGCGCCACTTCCAACTTGTGCGTGATGGTCGCTCTCGTCGAGGCCGAGCTGATGATGGCGACGATCACGCTGCCGATCAAGCCGAAGCAGCCGGTGATGATGGCTACAAGGATCTCGCTCATGCGCTCACCCCCTTCAGGAGTTCCTTCAGCAGTTCCTCCCATGTGCCCGCGTCCGTCTTTCCGTCCTGCTCCAGCAGCCGCTCGCCCTTGAACCGGTTCAGCGCTGCGGTTGTCATGGCTCCGAAGATCCCGTCCGCCGCTCCGCAGTTGAAGCCCAGCAGGTTCAGCGCCGCTTGGAGGAAGAGCGCTCCGTCTCCCTTGCTCCCGTTCTGCAGCGTCGGCAGCCGGAAGCCCTGCTCTTTGATCGGCGTATCGTTCAGCGCCCGTATGGTCTCCGGATCCGCCGTGCCGGTCACGGGGATGCCGTGCTCCTCCTGGAACGAGGCCACTGCCCGGAAGGTGTCGTTCCCGAAGATTCCGTCCGTGCCCGCCTTGCCGACGTCATACCCGGCATCTTTGAGCTTCTGCTGCAGCTCCCGCACATCCTCGCCGCTCATGCCCTTCTTCAAGGTGCTCCTCGGTGTCGGCGGTGCTGCCGGTTCAGTCGGTGCAGCAGAGGAGTTGTCTCCCGCATAGCGCAGGGCGCAGTCCCAGGGGAACGGCCAGAAACTCTGCAGGCGGATTTCCTGTCCCTGGTCTCCCGGCTGCGGATGTCCCTCGTCGGTTCGGCAGTTGGCTACGCGTCCGCCGCCGATGCAGATGCAGGTATGTGCCGCCTTGTTCAGCAGGACGTCTCCGGCCTGCAGTCCCGCGCCGCTGTCGAGATTCACTTCCCCGCTCACATCCCGGAATCCGCAGGCGAGGAAGGCGCCGTACATGTTTCCTGTGTATGAGGCTCCCGCCTCTCTGACCGGGACGCCTGCCTGCTCATATGCCGATATGACAAAGGAGGAGCAGTCGTAATCCGGACCCCACCGGTCCGCCTGGCTGTAGCCGTGGCTGTTGTCGTTTGCGGTCTGGATTGCCCACGCGACCGCGCTCTCAATTTTCCCCATCGGAATCTCCCTCCTCATTCTTCGTGTCCGGATGCCAGCGCCGCGAGAACGTCCAGCCTGTCCAGCATCCGCTCGCAGTGATGGCTCAGAACCATGTCCGGATTCTCGCGGAGAAGGTCCATGATGTTGTGGATCTTCTCCGTGATCTCCGCTCTGATCTCCGCCGGCATCATGCCTCGTACGCTTCGCCGGTGATGTCTTCGTACTCGGCTGCGGTGAGCTTGCGCTTCTTGACCAGGGTCTTCAGCATGGCCTTGGTCCAGATCCCGTCCTCATAGTTCCGGCGGGCGATGTCCGCGTACTGTTTACTCATCGTCTTCCTCCTCCAGCATCTCCGGGTGATCGCATACGGCAATGTATTCAATCAGCCCGTTCAGTCTCTTGTTCTCCTCCTCCAGGAGATCGTTTCTCTGCCGCTCCCTGCGGAGCTGTTCGGCGGTTCCTAATACTGCCATGTCGGTGTTTCCTCCTTTTGTACTTGTAGTGTGGTTTCTCTCCGAATTGCTTCTCGTAATACCGGTCCATCTTCCGCAGCGCCCCGCCGGAATCGTACGGCTTCACCGTGCTGATCCAGCTCTGGTAGTGCTTCTGCAGGCAGGCTTTCGTCCGCTCTCCCTCTTCGGTGAGCTTCTTCAGGTTCCGCAGCTGCTTCCGTTCCCGCCGGATG